AGTTAATAGAATGAATAATAGAATTTTTCGCATGACCTTATATTTTTTGTGGGTTTAAAAAACATAAGACTCACTTGAAGAACCTTGTGGTGGAACCCCCAACTTCCTTGGGCGGGTCGAGTACTTATACTTATAAATATAAAGATATAAGTAAAAATACGTAGAATAAAATATGAAAAGGGGTTATATGAACATACACCCCCTCCGAATTATTAAAACTATGTTGTTAATTAATATTGGTAAGTTTTAAACGTTTCTCCGTTATTATAATAAATAATAACCCAACCTTTATAAAATTGATTAACCTCTCTACCTGTTAAATCGACAATTTTAACAACATCTTTTTTTACTCTATTATCTATTCCAATTATTGGATAAACTTTAAACTCACCATCAAAATCATATTGTATAAGACGGTAATAATTAATTGCGTTTTCCACTTTCATATCCAATAAATCGTAATCAATGATTTCTTGTGAATAACCAGACCCTATAATATTACCAACAATTACTGAGTTTTCAAAATCACCCGTTGTTGATTTTTCCACAATGAAATGGGATGAGTTATGTTCTGATGCAGTTTGCCATTTTAATAGATTAAACCCATCTTGTTTTATACCATCAAAATAAGTTAATTCAACAGGAAGGGACACCGGACTATACAACATAACATCATCAATTCTAAATTGAGCCGCTGTTGAATTTTGTCTAAACCTTATTCGTAAATTTGTAGTAATTGGTATATTACCACTTGGTGATATAGATCTCCAAACGGCGGTTCCTGTACCTGTCGCTCTTGTGTATGTTAATTGGGTGTAATTAATTCCATCCGAACTCACTTCTATTATTAATTCATTACTTGATGTTGTTGTACTTTTGTGGTGATTAAGAGTTAAAAATACCTCATTATACATGCTTGTATTTATACCTGAAATCGTAAAAAACTTAGTTGTATTATTTGTAAAGAATACATTTCCACCACCACTTGCACCTGAATTTGTTGACGGGGCTGTATTTCTAACATCCACATTTCCATCAAAAGTTATGGGACTTGTACTTTGCCAACCCGTATAAGCACTAATAAGTGTCGTGTTTGTGGGACTACCAAAATTTTCTGTAAGTATTGTAGTTTGACATAAAGAGAATTGCGTTATTAACAACGCAAAAATTAATAAGATTTTTTTCATTTGACCGCTTTTATTATAACTATCAAATGTATAAGAAAAAATGTGTTAAATAAACATTAAAAAACCCCCAATTTTATTGGAGGTTTTTGTTTGTGGAACCAATTAACAATTAAAGAATGGTGATTCTTTCTAATTGTGTTTCATCTCCGTTTTGGATATACAGTATGTACGTTCCTGTTGGGAGATTATTTACATTTAATTTTTCTCCGTTTGGTTTACCTGTTAATACTTCAGAACCTGTGTTTACGTTTACCAATCTATATTCGTCAACATTTGATTTGAAATCAACCGTGATATTACCATTTGATGGATTTGGAAAAATTGAAATTGCTGATGGGTTATTACCAAATTTTCCTGGTTTTGGAAGATTAATAGGGTTAAGAGTTGGGAATGGTTGTGTAATTTGATAGTACGCAATACCCGAACATCCATTCTGATCGGTAACAATAATTTTATAATTGTCAGATTTTAAATTAGTTTGATCTAAAGAGGTAGGGTTAATTGGTGATCCATTTTGTGATACCCAAGTGAATGTATAACTACCAACAGTGTTTAACACATCAATAATATCTATCGATCCATCTGAACCTAAATAAGAAGTTACGTTAGTTGATACGGATTGAATTTGGATTGGTGCTGGATCGGTAAGAGTAATAAATGCCGCAGATGTTTGATTGTTCGCATCAATTACTGAAACGGAATAATTTCCAGAAAGTAAGTTAGAGATTGTTTGAGTTGTATCTCCATTAGACCAAATGTATGTATAAGGAGAAACTCCACCAATTGGATTAACAGTTATTGTACCGTCATAATATCGGTTACAAGTTGGGTTAGTCATTGATACTGACATTGATAATGAACCCGCTTTTTGAGCAAATACTGATGTTAATGTCATTAAAGAAAAAAGGATTGTGTTAAAGATTTTTGTTTTCATAATTTTAATTTTTATTTTGTTTTTAATTTATTTTTTATTTGTTATACCAATATGTAGATGTGCTATGTGGTAAAGTCAGGTTTTTAAAGGTTAGGTTTATTTACATTCAGTGTTTACCTTTAAACTAATTAAGTAGTATTACTTAACCACAAGTTTTTGTGTTACATTATTTACTGTTACAAGGTAAATTCCTTCAGATAAATCAGGCACATTTATTTCATCAACAAAAGATTGATTTACCACAACTTGTTGTCCGTTTGTGTTTGTGATTACCAAATTACAATTATCATCTTTTGTATTTTTAATTGTCACTTTACCATTTGATGGGTTAGGGTACATTACAAATTGGTTATTTAATACTTCATTTATACCTAAAGAATTTTCCGTATTAAGGATGATGTTTGATGAAGTCATACATCCGTTAGCGTCTATTACCAAAAGTTCATAAAACCCCTCTAATACATCATTTAAGTCCTCATTTAATGAACCGTTGTTCCATTCGTATTCATATGGTTGTGTACCACCATTAACGGTTACGTTAATATTTCCAAAAGAAGATTGTGTTGGGTTTACAGAAGATATTGTGGAAATTAAATTTTCAGGTTGTCTAATTGATACAGTATCAATAATTTCACAACCAAAGTTATCAATAACAGAATATGTGTAGTCACCAACAGATAAGTTACTTCTGTCTCTACCAACAAAACCATTATCCCATACAGGTAGTTCAGGATTAGTACCATTCAAAACCTCGATAGATACACTACCGTTTGTCAATCCAAAACACGACACGTCAGTTTTTTCTTCTTGGGTTGACATTTTAAAATATTTTTCAACATAAACCGAATCAACAAATCTACAACCAATAGAGTCAGTAATTTCAACGGCAATATATCCATCGTTTTCAACAATAACAGACGATGATGTAGTTTCGTTACTCCACATATATTCGTAAGGTGAAATACCATCAAGATTTAATACAGACAATGATTTATTTCCTGTCACACAATCAACAGTTTCTTTAAATAATCCATTTATTGTTTTAAAGTTTTTTGCCATTTGAACTGCTTTTAATGCATCCAATCTACCAGCACCTAATTGATTAACATATTGTGGGTTAATTAAATAAACATTTGTATCACAAGATTCTTTCAAAAGATACTCAATATCATCAACAGATAAACAAGGATTAACAGATAACATCAAAGCAACAGTTCCTGAAACAAAAGGAGACGCAAATGACGTACCGTTTCCTGTCACATAAACTCCTGATGATGTTGTCAATGGAACATCATAACCAGGAGCACAAATATCAACCATTGAATTGTGTTGGTGTGTAGATGACGGATTACCCATAAATCTTTCGTGATTATCCATAACACCTACAGAAGTAACAGAAATTACGTGGTTATAAGATGCTGGGTAAACTAAGTTTGATGCCCCACCACAAGTAGAACCATTACCTGCAGATGCAACAACAACACTTCCATTATTATAAACCTCATCAATTACTTGTTGAGCGTACCCATTAAAAGAACAACTTGATGCCCAACTACAATTAATAACTTTAGCACCCGAATAGGTAGCATTTAATAATTCATTGTAATTCATTGCTCTTAACTGTAATCTCGAATTATAACCAATAGAACTTGTCCCTACCGTGTTGTTTGTGTTTCCTGCCGCTATTGTTGATACCGCAGTTCCGTGTGTGTAATCAGTACTTGAATTTGGTGACACATAATCAAATTTACCAATTAATTCTTCGTGATTTAAATGATAGTTAGCGTCAGTTATTGCAATTGTAATATCTGAAGATCCTTTTGTTATATCCCATACAGATGTTGCATTTATTAAATTAAGTGCCCATTGATTAGAAAAAATGGTATTATAATCGTTTGGGGTTTCAAGAGTTTTGTAAGTTGGACCAACAACAGGATTAATAAATAAATCATTTCTTTTTTTAAGTTCATCAACTAAAACTTCAGAAGATGTTGTAGTGATAATTTCATATACATCTTGAAGACTTCTTGTTTTAGAAGAAGGAAACGCTTTTTGAATACTTACGATATTTGTTAATTCAGAATTTGCAATTTCTAAATTTGGAATTGTAACCCATACTCTATTTTGAGAAAATAGATTTGTTATTAAAAATAGGGTTGATACGATTGTTAAAATTACTCTTTTCATATTGTTAAATTTTTGGTTCTAACAATAGATAGGAGTTATAGTAAGTGGAATCCTTATTTTAAAAGGTGAGTATTTTGTAAATCAGTAACACCTACTAAACTAAAAAAGTAATGATACGTAGTGGGGTAAGTATATATACGTACACAAAAAAAAAAGAGTCAGATTTCTCTGACTCTTTGTAGGGTTTATTTAAGGGGTTGATTATCTCAATTCTCTTAAATCAAATGTACGTACTCCATCAACAGTGATACGTCCGTAGAAACGGTTATTTACCATTTTCTTAGCGTATCTTGTCATAATACCTTTGATAGGTGTGAAGTTGAATGGATTGTACATAGTAGGAGTTAATTGTAGAGGTACATACGGTGCGTAAACGTACCCAGTATCCAACAATGATGTTCCTTTATGTCCAATTAGGATTTGGTTTGGTGGGAAGTATGGATCACGATACACTTGGTAACGTCCTGCCAATGTTCCAACTCTTTCAATACCCATATTGTACTGATCTTGCTCAGGAGATGCATTAGATACGTGGAAGTATTCTAAATCATCAAAGATTGCAGAAACTTCAGAAGATACAACAATCCAGTTAGCACCACCTCTCAATGTAGATTTGTGGATTTGTGCTGACAATTGGTTGATTGCCGTAATCAAAGTTTGATTCCAATCTTTTTGAGTGTATGATGTTGTTTGAGAAATTCTTCTCCACCCGTTGTAATCCCAACGTAAATTCCAAGCCGCTCCTTTTCTCAAGTCACGTAGAATTTCACGGTCGATTTCTGCTGCCACTTGCTCAGAAAGTAAAGCTGTCAATTCAGCTTCAGCATCGATGTTGTGGAATGCAGAAACGTCTTGTGCTAATTCAGGAGACCATTGAGCTCTTAGTTTTCTTTCAGTTACAGAAACAGTTACTGATTCTAAATCAAAAGAAACCTCACCAATTTTGTCTTCGAATTCAAGTTCAGCATATCTTCTATACACAACAGTAAATGCTTCTCCAGAAGTCACAGCTGAAAGAGTTGCTCCTGTGTAACCATCTAAAGATGTTGCATTACAGTCAGCACATACAGGACAAGAAAGATCAACTTCTAAAAAGATACAACCATTTTGATCACAAACATCATCATAAGTTCCACCATTTCCTGATCCAGGGAATGTAGCTTGTGTTTGAGTATATGTAGGTTGTACAATTCCTTTACCATAAATTTGAGTAACAACTCTAAACAAAAGTGGTCCAGAACCTACAGAACAAGGGGATGTTGCAGAAACACCTAAACCTGTACTTTTAGTTACTTTCAAGTCAGAAAGGAACGCTTCAGTATCAATTTCGTTACCATCAGGTCCGATTAATTTACCTACACCAGCATTTGCAAAACCACATACTTTGATGATTACTTTTCTAACACCTGTTGTTTCATAATCAGTTTCGTTTGGTACTAATGTACCGTTACTCCAAGAAACAGTAGTAACTTCAGGAGCAGTAACTGCTGTCCATTGTCCTTTTGAATAATCAAAAAGTCCTGGTGGATCTAAAGCTGCCTCAGCACCTTCGTAGAATAAATCGTAAAGATTTTTTGCGTAAGCATTTGCATCGTTGTAACCACTATTTGTGTCTGTACTTGAACCAGGAGCTCCAATTGGTGCAAAGTGAGAACCACCATTAGCAGTTGCTCCGTTATAACCTTGAATTTTAGGTACAAAGTAAAACAATTTACCGATAGGTAAGTTCATTGCTTGTACAGAAACGATGTCGTTTGCCAACAATTTAGAGAATACACGTCTTACGATAGGGAAAACTACAGTTTCGAAAGAACCTGAGCTATCAGTTGACGCCGCTTCGTTAATTAGGTGAGATGCTTGGTTTTCATATAATTGTGCCATATTCTCTTTAATGTGACCTTTAAGTCCATCTAGGAATCCTAATCTATCCCATTTGTTAATTGTATCTTCTTTGATAACTTTAAGGTGCTTAAGACCGATGTTACCAACAAGACCTGATTCTAATAATGCTCCCATTTTTATTTTTTTAATTTGAGTTTATTTATTGTTTATTTTATTTTTCCCATTAAATCCTTCATTCTCAAGAATTGTGGATTTTCATAAGTTTTATTTTCAATTAGATTAGTAGAGGAACCATTAGAAGGTGTTTGAACAACTCTTCTTTCAATTGATTCTTTAATTGTATTGGTAGAACCTTTACCGTCTAATTCTGTTTTGATTGTTTTGTATAAAGATTTTGATTCTTTCAAAGTATCAACTTCGTCAAATCTTCTAAGAATGTTAATCTTTTCTTGTTTAGTTGTTGAATGTTCTGTGAACAATCTTGTAGAGTATGCTAAATTGGAATTGAATACAGCAACTTCATTTAATTTGTTTCTGAAGAAATCTAAAGCCTTTTTGTACTCTTCATTTTTTTCTCTCAACAAATTAACTTCTTGTTGTACAGATTCAGTATGAACTCCATTTTCTCCGTAAACAAGATTTCTGTTTGGTGTAATACCTTTTCTTAAACCTCTACCTCTTTTGGAACCTTTTCCGTAAGTTCTTGCTGCTTCGTTGTGTTCTGCTTCCATTTCATCAACTTCATCAAGTTCTTTGTCTTCCATTTCGGTAACTCCGTGTTTAATTTTAGGGTAATTGAATTTAGGTCCTTTTCTTTTGTTTTTGTCACCTAATTTCATTTCATCTTTGAAACCTTTGTTGTTTACTTCCATTTTAGAGAAAGTTTTCATTGGTTTACCAAAACCAAGTCCGATAGCTCTAAATGATTCCATTACAGAATCTAAAACATCTTGATCGATTTCATAAACATTTTCTTCTTGCTCTTCTTCGTCCATATCCCAACCTTCGAATTCTTCTTCTTCGTCCATATACATACCTTCGAATTCTTCTTCTTCGTCCATATACATACCTTCGAATTCTTCTTCTTCGTCCATATACATACCTTCGAATTCTTCTTCTTCGTCCATATGCCAACCTTCAAATTCATCCTCTTCGTTGTACATATCTTCTTCGTCCATATACATTTCTAAATTGTCCGACTCATCAACTTCTAACTCATATATTACATTTTCTGCCATTTGAGCTTGTTCGTTATCTTCGAAA